CGCCCCCGCCGTCGCGGAGATCGTGGGCGACCGGGTGTACCCCGTCATCGCCCCTGCCTCGGCGGCGATCCCGTTCGTCACTTGGCGGCGGCAGGCGGTGCAGCGGGAAGCCACCCTATCCGGCCCGGCTGGGATCGCTACCGTGACGCTGGCCGTGGATATGTACGCCACGACCTACGAGGGAGTAAGGGAACTGGCAGACCGCTGCCGGGCGGTACTGGATGGTTTCGGCGGCACGCTGGGAAACTGGATTTCAGTCAGGAACGTGTCGCTGCTCAGTGAGAGCGACGGGTTCGTGCAGTTGGCCGGCGGCGAGTTGCCCGCCGTCTACAGCGTGACGCAGACCTACACCATTCTCTGGCAGGAGATCTAGCCCGTGTCATTCTCGACCCCGCACGATACCTCGGTTTCCGGCAGTGGGACGAAGCTCACGCTCACGCTCAACGGTGTTTCCTCGACTTACGTCGTGAGCAACATCGTGATCTCGAACAGCAATCCCGGCGCAGGTGCCGATTCGCTGGTGGACGTTGCCCACCTCGGGCAGTCAACGGGCGAACTGGCGGCCCGGCTGACGCCCCCGCTGGTCGTGCCTGCCGAGGACGGCGGTTCGGGTCGGCAGATCACGTTCGACTACATCGGCAAGATCGTCATCTCGGACGGAGCGACCGGCACGTATCACATTCAGGTTGCGGGCGTGACGCTGGTCGGTGGCACCACGGCGAGCTACCACACCGTGCAGAGCTCGACCCTGACGCTGGCGACGAACGACGCGATCCGGGGCCAGGGCGTCATCACGGTCGCCCGCTAGTCATGACGGGGTGCCGTCATGGCGATTCCATGCCAAGGGTTCACGATCACCTGGGGCGGTCAGACGCTCCAAGAGGTGCAGTCGCTCGAACTTGACGCCCAGCGTGGGCTGCCGCTCGGTCGCATCACGACGTGGACGCCGAGCCTGGGCACGTTGCGGCTGGCTGGATTCTCGACCGCTCATCTTCCCGTGAGTGAGTACGGGCGGCGGAAGCGGTTGACGTTCTCGGGTCGCACCGCGTCGGCGGGAACGCTGGTCACGTTCTTCGATTCAGATTGCATCTACGAAGACCAGCGGATCGAAGCCGTCGCGAATGAGGTCGTGCGGCTTGCATTCACTTTTAGAGTGCAGGATACGGTCGGGGCTCCGACCAATCCCTAGGAGATCGTGACAGATGGCACTGACGGCAGATCAGATTCTCGCGGCGGATGACCTCGGTCTGAAGCGAGTCGCGGTTCCCGAGTGGGGCGGCGATGTCTTCATCCGCGTCATGAGCGTGGGCGAGCGTGACTCGTATGAGCGGAAGTGGATCGGCAAAAAAGAGACGGGCATCGAGAACTTCCGCACGCAGTACCTCGCGGGCGTGCTGTGCGACGAGACCGGGAAGCTCCTGTTCAGCCGCGACCAGATCGACAAGCTCGCAAGCAAGTCGGGTGCGGTGATGGGCCGACTGTTCGATGAGGCGATGAAACACAACCGGATGACAGAGGAGGATGTGCAAGAACTGGGAAAAGGCTGAACGCGAGCCCGACCCGGCGGTATATGTTCGCGGTCGCTCGCGACTTGCACATGACCGTTGGCGAGTTGGGCACGCGAATGGATTCGGCCGAGTTCTCTGAGTGGATCGCCTACAACCGCTACTACTCGGCATTGCCCGACTCGTGGCGGGAGACGGCGTTGATCGTCACGGCACTCCTGGCTCCGCACATCGGGAAGAACGCGAAACGACCCAAGCCTGAGGATTTCATTCCGCTAGAAAAGCCGCCGCAGCACGAGTCGCAGGACATGGCGGCGTTGTTGGAGTTGCGACGGCAGTTCGGTCTCGGCGATCTCGAAGTGAACAATGGCTAACGTCCTCTCACTAGCGCTGCGGGTTACGGCTGACGCCAGCGGGCTGAAGCTCGATCCGGTGCAGCGTGCGCTTGTGGGGTTGGGGGATCAAGCCGACAAGCTCACGAGTCAGTTCGCGAAGTTCGCGGGCGAGAGCGAAGCGGCGGCTGCGGCTCAGGCTCGGTTCGAGAAGGAAGCCCAAGATCTCGTCAACACGCTGCGAGACGGCGGCGGTGCGACCCAGTTTGCGGCAGGGTTTGATCGGCTGACCGAATCGATCAACAAAGAAGCCGCCGCGTTCGAGCGTGCGGCCCGGATCACCGAAGCGAACCTCCTGCCCCTGGAGCGGTTTGATCGTGCCCAGGCCGAACTAAAAGAGCAGGTCGATGCCGGGCGGATCTCGCTGGACACCTACAACCGGGCGACCGAGAACGCCGCGAAGGGGCTGACCGACGCGGAGCGTGCGGCTCGCGGGCTGGCGGTGCAGCAGAAAGAGATCGACACCGCAGCCGAGAGCACGACGCTCAAGTTCAACGAACTCTCGGGGGTGTTCTCGGTGCTGCCCGGCCCGCTGGGTAACATCGCAGGCCGGATCTCGGGCATCGCGAGTGCGAGCGAGGGGCTGTCGCGGGTGTTCGCGGGCGGGCTGAAGTCAGGCATCAGCGGGCTTGCATCGCAACTTACATCTTTGGCTACATCTTGGAACCTTGCCCTTGTCGGCATCACGGCGTTCGCGACTGGAGCGGTTGCTGTTGTGCGTGGCTTGGTTGCCCTGGAGGATCGCGTCGAGCGGCTTAGTCGCTTGGCGACCCAGTTGGGCGTCTCGTTCGAGTTCGTGCAAGTGCTGGAAGAAGCGGGCCGCAGGGCAGACGTTTCGATCGAGCAGTTGAGCGGCTCGTTCGCCCGGCTTCAGAACACGCTCGCGGGGGCGGACGAAGAGAGCAAGAAAGCCCAGGCGGCGTTGCAGCGGCTCGGCGTTTCGGTTCAAGACTTCGGGGCACTCTCGGAGCAACAGCGGATCGACTTGATCGGCGAGCGTCTGGCTGCAATCGAAGACCCTGCCCAGCGGTCAGCGGCGGCGATAGCCTTGTTTGGCCGCAGCGGTGTGCAGTTGCTGCCGTTCTTCAATGAGTTAGGCGGTGCAGCCGATGACATCCAGACCTTCGGGGCGGCACTGAGCGAGACCGATCGCACGGCGTTTTCCGGTCTGGGTGCTGCATTCGATCAAGTCGGCGTAGCGATCCAAGGTCTCGGTCAGTCGGTGCTTCTGCCGTTCGTCGGTCTGGTCGAAGGCATCGCTACGGCTTTCAGCGGGCTCATCAACATCGTCACGGTAGTGGCCCAGACCATTGGCACCGTGCTCGGGCCGATTCTCAGTACCGTCGGCTCGGTGTTCGGGGCGTTCGGCGATGCCGTCAACGGCACGATCGGCTTCTTCCGGTCGTTCTTCTCGACCGCTGAAGAGACCGCAGCAGCTACAGAGAAGACCGCTGAATCGGTCGAGCGAACAGCGGAGCAAGTCAAGGCACTCGACAAGGCGTTCGCCGACTCGCAGAAGGGTCTCGACTCCGCGATCGCCAAGGCGGGCGAGTTCGGTCAGGCCGGCTTCGATGCCGCGTTCGAGTTCGAGCAAGCACTCGCTGACTTGCAAGAGCAAGCGAACGACGGCGAACTGAACGCAGAGCAGTACGCTCGCGGCGTTGCCAATGCTACCGCCGAGTTTGAGAAGCAGATCGACGTGGCACGCCGGGTCGCGGAGGAGAACAAGCGAATCGCTGAGGAAGCCCAGCGTCAAGCCGACGCGATCACGAATCGTGTCGATGGCTTGCTTGCGAAAGCAAGCGAGGTCACGCAGATCGAACAAGACCTAAGTGCCGTCGAGGCTGAGATCGCTCGGGTCGAGGCGGCGCAGCTTGCCGCTCGCGAGAACGGTGCGACCGAGCAAGCCAATGCCCTCGCAGGGCGGCTGTCCCAACTCGATCAACTCCAAGCCGGGCTGCAAGACCAAGCAGACCAAGCCGCCCAAGGCTTCACGCAAGGCTTTGACGATGCCTTCGCCAGTGTTGACCAAGGCTTCAACGACCTTTCCAAGAAGGCCCAGACATTCGGACAGGACGGGTTCGATGCCTCGCTGCGACTCAAGGAAGGCATCGAGGCGGCGAAGGAAGCGGTCAAGGACGGCATCTTGAATCGCGAAGCCTTCGAGGCAGAAGTGGATCGCCAGAAGGAACTGTTCGAGACTCGCGTCGAGCAACTGAAGGAAGCCGAAAAGATCGGGGCCGACATTGCGAAACGCGAATCCGATCTGTTGTCCAAGTCGTTCGAGATCGAACGCGCCCGCGCCGAAGAACTCGCCAATGTTCGCACAGGCTCAATCGAGATTCAGGACATCCGCAGCGGCGGCATCTCGGCATTCTTCGACACGCTGAAGGAAGATCCCGCCATCGCGGAGGCGAAGAAGCAGACCGCCGAGTTGGAGAAGATGCGGAAAGAGATCGCCAAGTTGAACGCCGAGAAGGTTGACATCCTCGCGGGGACGGGCTGACCATGAGCGTTCACTCCTGGCGAGAACTGCCGCGTACCGCGACGCATCTGATCGGGGCATCGCCCGAGTTCGAGCGGCGATTCATCGCGACGCTCAACGACCCGAACACGAACGCGGGCACGGTGATCGCGGCGATCGGCTGCACGCACGGCTCGTCGCATCCCGAGTACGCGTTTGCCCTGTGCTACGAAGTCGAGGTCAACGAGGCGTTCGAGGACAACCGCTACTGGCACGAGGCGATCGCCCGGTACAAAGTGCCAGCGGCGAGCGAGCGAGACATCGCCCTCTTGCCGTGGCTGCGGCCCGACGTGTGGAAGTTTCAGACCCAAGGCGTCGCGGTGCCCGCCCTCTACTACTACGACGGCTCGACGCAGAAGCCGCTCGTCAATAGTGCCGCAGACTTCATACAAGGTCTTTTGGTAGATGAAGCGCAGCAGAAGGTCACGATCCAGAGTAACCGGCAGAACTTTCCCTCGGCTCTCGCGGCAGCGGTCACGAACTGCGTCAACGACGGCAGCTACCTCGGCTTCCCCCAGGACGGCGTGAAGGTGCAGGGCATCAGTGGCGAGCAAGCGGTCGAGTCGGTGAACGGGCAGGAAGTGCGGTACTGGAAGATCACGAGCGAACTGCTCTGCCGTCAGACCGGATGGAACCTGCTCATCCCCGATGTCGGGTTCAACTACATCGACGGCGGCATCAAGAAGCGGGCCGATGTCCTCGGGCCAGAGAGCCAAATGATTCCGACATCCGACCCGATCGCCCTCAACGGCAGCGGCGGCAAGCAGCCCGGCGACAGCCTGCCCGCGATCCTCACTCGCCGCGTCTACAAGCGAATCAGTATGTCACAGTATTTCGGCACGCCGCCGTCCTAGGAGTTCTCATGGCAGACATCAGCTACAGCGTGAACGTGAACGTAAACGCCGGGGCGTTGAACCAAAACCTCAACGCGTCGAACATCACGAGCGACTTCGCCACGACGGGTCTGTTGG